CGCTTGCACTATGTACCACACTCTATTTGGTCACACCTGTACCTTGACTTCTACTACCCCCCACGGGGGAGCAATCCGTCTTCAAGGGATTCGTATGTTAGGCACTCTACTATTTTACTATAACTTTTATACTAGCCCACTTAGGCTATTGACATTTATATGCTCGCTCCCTGAAGGTCGCTAGCATCTAGCTCCTAGATGTCGCTTGCTGTTATCTGGAACGTAGTGAAGATAACTGTTGACATCTATATTTATTTATGGTAAACTAGTCACATATGGCGTGAAAGCTATATGGCTGAAAGCCATATATATATATTATATTAATTTAATAAGAAACTATAAATAAGACTGTTATTTATTTATAAATAACTCTTGACAGAACTATTAAACTAGTATATACTCTTCTACAATGAATAAACCACTCTTAGATGAAAGCTCCCTTGGGGTCGCTTTAGATATTAAATATCAGACTCCTAAAGAGTCTGGTTATTTCATTGACGGCAAGCAGATCTCTCTTACAAAGAAACCAGGCCGTCCTGTTAAAGCTTCTCATCATAATCCATCTTGGTTTCCTAAAGAGATTAAAGAGGAAGCTTGTACACTCTATGCAGTGTATGGAGATTTCCTGATCGTGTCTGAGAAGACACGTGTTCCTGTAGCCACTCTTAAGATGTGGCATCAAGAACCTTGGTGGGTTGATATACAACGCCAAGTCTATATTGAACAGAACGAGAACTTGAGTTCTCGCATTAACATAGTCCTCGACCAAAGTCTTGTGGAGATTGCCGACAGACTTGAGAACGGGGACTATTACTTTAGTAAGACAGCTGGGGAGCTTAGACGCAAGCCAGTTGACACAAAGACTTTAGCACTGCTCTTTGATAACCTCACTACCAAGCGTCAGCTTGTTCGTGGTGAACCTACAAGCATTTCTGCTAAGATAGGTGTGGATGATAGGCTAGCCCTCCTAGCTGATTCATTTGAGAAGTTTGCCAAGAGTAGACTAATTGAGGAAGGAGTTGTAGTTGACCAAGAGTAGCTCTCGCATCAAAGCAGTAGCAATAAAAGCCCCTGTGGGGAAAACCCATGCGGACATTCGTAAGAAGGATGGTAAGCATGGGTTTATTACTACGGATGATAAGTTCGTCAATAGGAAGCAGGGAGCTAAGATAGCTACCAAGGCTAAACAAACGAAGACTAAGACTAAGAATCTACATTCAACTGATTTAAAGAAAGGGAAGTAGATGCCTTCATCTCCAGGATATAAACGTGACTACAAGCAAGAGTATAAAGACCACCATTCAAGCCCTAAGGCAAAGAAGGAAAGAGCATCCCGTAACAAGGCATGTGCCGAGAAAGGCTGTAAAGGAAAAGATGTAGATCATAAGAAGCCCCTCCGTTCTGGAGGTTCTACTGCTTCTAGTAACACACGGGTACGTTCTGTATCTGCCAACCGTTCGGACAATGGGCACAAGAAAGGCGAAACACAGAAGAGGAAAGCTAAATGAATTGGTTAGAACAGATTGCACCAACTATCGCTACATGCTTTGGAGGTCCTCTAGCAGGACTTGCTGTAAGCGCCATTGCTAAAGCAGTGGGTGTCGATGAGAAGGATGTTAATAATCTCATTCAAGATAACAAACTTGATGCTGCTCAGATAGCATCATTGAAACTTGCTGAGATCCATTTCAAAGAGTCTACTCAACAATTAGGTTTAAACTTTGAGACACTAGCTGTAGCAGATCGTAAGTCCGCTCGTGACATGCAAGCTACAACTAGATCTTACATTCCTGGCGTATTAGCGGTAGGAGTTACTATTGGATTCTTTGGTATATTATATTCTTTAATGGCAGGGCTAGCAGTCAAGTCAGATGAGTTAATGATTATGCTAGGGTCTCTCGGAACGGCTTGGACAGGCATTGTAGGATTCTACTTCGGTAGCTCTGCTGGCTCACAAGCTAAGGATATTTTATTGCATCAAAGCACACCAACTAACACAGGAGTATAACATGGCAGAACAACCGTACCGTAAGGCAGTTGCAGCAGCAGCTAAATCATCTTCAATGCCTAAAGGCAATGTAACTAAGGCAGCTCAGAAGAACGTTAAATCTGCAGCTAAGTCATCAGCATTACCTAAAGACGTAGGCAGTACAGCGAAGGCTCGTAAGAATGTAGCAGCAGCAGCTAAGGCTCCTAAACCAGATCTAAAAGGTTACATCACACCAGGTGGTGCCAAACCAGCTGCTAAGGCTAAAGCTAAGTCAGGCAGCAAAGCTAAAGCTAAAGGTAAGACATCTGAGTTCGGTAAAGCATTTGCTGCTAACCGTAAAGCTGGTGCTAAAGAGTTTGAGTTCAAAGGTAAGAAATACAACACCAAACAAAAGGGTGAATAATCGACATCACCTCAACAATGGTTGAAGGCTTTGCTGGCTCCATGCTATCTAAACGATATGATGGAGCCACAGCCACACCCGACTGTCATAAGGAGTGGTGGGACCTTTGTTGTAGTGATAGGAAACAAGTTGCCATTGCTGCTCCACGTAGGCATGGTAAATCAACAGCAGTAACACATGCATATGTCCTTGCTTGTATATTGTTTAGAAATAGAAAGTTCGTTGTATTAGTATCCGATACTGAGACTCAAGCTTCACTCTTTCTAAATGATATTAAAGAAGAGCTGAGCAACAACGAGGATCTAATTGAACTATTCGGTATTAAGAGGCTTAAGAAGGATACAGAGACGGATGTCATTGTGGAATTTAACGATGGCTACACTGCTCGTATTCTTGTTCGTGGAGCTGAGCAGCGAGTCCGTGGACTTAAGTGGCCTCAAGCATCAGTTACGTTGCGCCCCGACCTCATTGTATGTGATGACCTCGAAGGTGATGAGCAAGTCTTAAATAAGGATAGACGTGAGAAGTTTCGTAAGTGGTTCTATGGTGCCTTACTCCCTTGCTTGTCTAAGACAGGTATATGTAGAGTTGTTGGTACTGTTCTTCATTTGGATAGCCTCTTAAACAGACTACTCCCTGAAGACAGTAAAACAACATCACGCCACGAACCCCTTAAAACGTACAGCATCGATCCTAGAGCCTCTTGGCTCTCAGTTCGATACCGTGCGCACAACGAAGACTTTTCAGAGGTCCTATGGCCCTCTATGTGGCCTGAGGTTGAACTAAAGAAGACTCGACAAGAGTTTATAGAACAGGGTATCCCTGAGGTGTACTCACAAGAGTACCTGAACTATCCTATTGATGAGGCAACATCTTACTTCAAGAGGGATGACTTCAATGAGATACCTAAGTTTGAACTTGATGCTATCAAGTATAAAGAAAAGCAAATGGTTTACTATGCAGCAGTGGACTTTGCTATATCACAAGCAGAGCGAAGTGATTATACCGTTATCGCTGTTGCTGGGATGGATGACCGCGGAATTATGTACATTGTGGATGTACGGAAAGGTCGGTGGGACGCCTTAGAGATTGTCGATGAGATGTTCGCTGTACAGAAGAGATATGACCCTCACTTGTTTATAACAGAGAAGGGTGCAATTGAAAAGGCTATTGGTGCTATACTTCGGTCAGAGATGAGAACTAGGAATGTATACTTAAGTCTCTACCCTATGACCCCTACCAAGGACAAGACAGCTCGTGCTAGATCTTTCCAAGCTAGGTTAAGAGGTGGTGGTGTCAAGTTCGATAAGGGGGCAGCTTGGTACCCTGACTATGAGGATGAGTTAGTTCGCTTCCCTAAGTCTAGGCATGATGACCAGGTGGACGCCTCCTCATGGTTAGGTCTGGTAATAGACCAAGTACACTCTGCTGATACCCTCGAAGAGATGGAAGAAGAAGAGTATAGAATGATGATGAAAGACAACTTAGAAGAGGGACGCTCAAGCGTTACGGGATACTAATACATGGAACTAGACGTCAAGATTGATATAGATAAGTTAATGTCCTCTCCTAACATTGCGGACCTATTAACTGAGGATGAGAATACTCAGATAGGTGGGCGTGTAGTTGCTGAGTTTGAATTAGATAAGAACTCCCGTGCTGAGTGGGAGAAGAGGGTTGAGGATGCTATGAAGTTAGCACTTCAAGTAGCTGAGGGTAAATCATTCCCCTGGCCTAATGCCTCTAACATTAAGTTCCCTTTAATCACTATGGCTGCACTGCAGTTCCATAGCCGTGCCTATCCTACATTGGTACCAGCAGGTAACATTGTAAAGTTAGACTTTGATCCTGACAGTGAACCAGATCCAGAGAAACAACAACGATGCATTATTAGAAACAAGAAGGTAGAGAAGCACATGTCCTACCAGATCCTCACAGAGGATCAGAACTGGGAAGCAGAGATGGACAAGGTCCTAATCACTGTACCTATTGTTGGATGTGCTTTCAAGAAGACTTACTGGGACTTCAATGAAGATCATCCAGTGAGTGAGAATGTTTTAGCTAAAGACTTTGTTGTTAGCTATTGGACTAAGAACCTTAAAGACTGTAGTCGTCAGACTCATGTGTTATACTTAAGTGGTAACGACGTTCTCTCTAGACAACGTAGGGGTATATGGTCAGACATGGACCTGTCTACGAGAAGCTCTGTACAGGTAGATGACTTAACAACAGCCCAAGACAAAGCTCAAGGGGTTATGATTGCTAATGAAGACCCTGCTACACCATTCGAGTTCCTTGAACAACACCGCTGGGAAGATCTAGATGGTGACGGCTTTAAAGAGCCGTACGTTATAACAGTACACAGACAGAGCAGCAAGGTTGTTCGCATTGTAGCTAACTACTTTGAGAGCTCTATCAAACGTAATAGTAAGAGAGAGATCTTACGTATTAAACCAGAAAGCTACTTTACTAAGTATGCTTTCATTCCATCACCTGATGGTGGCTTCTATGACAT